CCGCTGCTCGTGTTTGGAGCCTACCTGTCACTGGAGTTTTGGCTGAATGGAAAACGCTGATCTACTCACCAACGCCGCTGCCCTGCTAGAGCGCGCCCGCAGCGACGAACGGGCGCTGGAGCTGGAAATGACGGTGCTGCAGACGCGGCTGGAGAGCACGCGCGAGGTTGTGGCGGCCCTCACCGGTAAGCCGCGGGTGCGCCGCCAGCGGGCGCCACGGCTCGTGGAGACGCCCCAGGAGGCGCCACAGCCCGAGATGGAGCTGAGCGCGTGAGCCTGACCGGCAAGGGCAAGGACGCCGTGGCCCAGTTGGTAGCGCGGTTCGTGTTTGACGACGCAGCGCCGGCAGCGAGCCAGGAGGCTCTGGCGCGCCACATCGAAGCCGCTATCGCTGAGTTCAAGACCACCCAGATGCAGGACATCATTGCGCAAACTCTGCGCGACGCTCTGACACGCCGCATCGCCGAGGCCATAGAGTCGTGGAGCCGCAGCAATCATCCGCCGCAGCCGTATGTGCCCGAACCGGAGCCGCGCCGCAGACGGTCCACAAAGGCACCTAAGCCCGAGATGGACGCTGCCGCATGACCAGCTCCTACCGCATCGAGCAGGCCATGTCGGCCGCCATGCAGATCCGCGCCATGCTCGGCGACACCGAGGACGAGAAGCTGCTCGCCGACACCATCGACGGCGAGACCGACGCCCTCGAAATCCTCGACCGGCTGGTAGAGCAGGCGCTCGCCGACGAGGCGCTGGTGGAGGGTGCCCGCGAACGCATCAAGCGCCTCGAAGCCCGTGCGGATCGCCGGCGGCATATCGTGCTGCAGATGATGGAGGCGATGGGCATGTCGAAGCTCGAGCGCAGCCTGTTCACCGCCAGCGTGACGCATCGCAGCAAGGCCATCGTGTCGGATGTCGGCGAGTTGCCAGACGCTTTCATCCGCCACGCCCCGGACCTCGTGGCGCTCGGTAAGGCGTTGCGGTCCGGGGAGCAGATACCGGGTGCAACGTTGAGCAACCCGAGTCCAAGTTTGACACTGAGGACAGCCTGACATGAATGCACTCGTGCCAACCGCAATGCCGCTGCAGGATATGCAGACGCTCGCCGTCGCCATCGCCAAGAGCGGGCTATTCGGCATCCGCACGCCTGAGCAGGCCCTGGTGCTCATGGCAATCGCCCAGGCCGAGGGCAGGCACGCCGTCGAGGCCGCGCGCGATTACGACATCATCAACAACCGGCCAGCCAAGAAGGCCGAGGCGATGCTGCGCGATTTTATCCAGGCCGGTGGCAAAGTGCAGTGGCACAGCCTCACCGACGAGTTGGCCGATGCGACATTCACCCACCCGCAGACCGGCGAGGTGCGGATCGACTGGGACATGAAGCGGGCGCAGACGGCGTTTGGCAAGAAAGACATGTACACCAAATTCCCGCGCCAGATGCTGCGCAGCCGGGTGGTGTCGGAGGGTGTCCGTACACTCTGGCCGCTGGCCACGTCAGGGATGTATGTGCCGGAGGAGCAGGCTGACATCCAGGCCAAGGACGAGCACAACGGCCCGACGCTGGAGCATGACGCACGCGAGGCTATAAACACCGAGGTACCGCTGCGTGCTGCCGCTGCGCCGATGCCGCGAGCTCCGCGTGTGACCGATAAGCCGGCGCCTGTCGAGCGTACCGACGAGCAGTGGGAGAAATGGCTGGACAAGCTGCGGGATGCGCTGGCCGTGCTCTATCGTCGCTCTGAGGTGACCGAGATTGCCGAGCGCGAGTCGATCAAGGATGCGATCAAGTCCTCGCCGCCGTTTGTCCAGCGCGAGATATCCCGCCTGCTGGCCGAGAATTTCGCGCGGCTACCTGCGGAGGATGAGCCTGATGATCTGCCGGAGGTCGAGATCGCGGGCGCTGAGAAGATGGCGTCTGGCTGAGGATCATGGAGCGCTTCTGGCGCTTGGTGGCGATGATTTTTTTAATGGGCGGCGTCACGGCCCTCGTGGCCTGGATGCTGCTCTCGGTCCCGATCCAGCATTAGCCGTCGGGTGGTGGCGCAGGCGGCCTGGCCGCGAGCAGCAGGGCGAGGATGCCAGCCAGCATCTCGGCAAATGTCTGGCGCGCACGCTCCGCCACATCAGCGCAACTGCCGATAGACAACCGTCCGTCGAATATCAGGATCAGGCAGCCGATAGCACCGACGCTGACCCAGAGCGTCTGCAGCAGCATGACGGAGCCGAACAGCAGAAAGCACGCCCGCAGCAACCAGTCGTCAGACGGACGTAGCGCCACACGATCAGCCCTCGCTGTAGCCGATGGTCTCGAGGATCTCGCGCATGCGCGACCAGGCGATGCGCTCGCTGCGTCGCCGATGCGGCCTCCGCGATGTCACCGTAGGCGAGATTGCCCAGTTGTCGCCGACCGTCATGCCCTTGGTGCTGACCAGATGCCGCATCTCGCCGTCGAGCCAGTTGTAAGCATCGTGCAGTCCCGGCACATCCAGCCCGGCGTGGATCGCCTGGGCGAGCGCGGCGCGCTGGTAGGACTGATAGGTGAGGTCGGTAACGCTGGGTGCCAGGTGGTCGTTGTCGGCCACGTCAGCGCCCCAGTCGTAGGTGAGAATATTCAGGTCCGCCGCCTCGCCCCAGCTCAGGCATTTGGTGCCATACACCGCCCGATTGACGGCGTGGTCGGCTGGCTTCGGCCGCGAGGCGATGTCCCACGTCAGTTGGTCGTCAGAATCCCCTAGTGTCATGGTTTCGCTGTCTATCGTCACCTGCATGCCGCTGCGGAACCGCTGCGGGTATTTGATGGTGAGCGTGTCGCTTGTCTTGGTCATGGCCGCAGCGAGGATCGAGGCATTCTGCAAGCGCATATGGTAGGGGCTGCAGCGAGCACGGCACCAGCCGGATGTGGCCGATGCTCTGTCTATACACGAGTGTATCAGCCACTCGGCTGGCTCGACCCACTCCTCACGCCATGACGCAATCCAGGCCGCAGTCAAGTCCACCATCCCCTGCTGCCACACATGGTCGCCACTCTTGCTCGGGTCCAGCTCGGTTGTCTGGCCGCCCTCAACGATTGAATGAAATACGTAGCAGTATGGATCGCTGCTGTTCGCCATGCGGTCCTCGACGTAGCCGCGATGCACATCGAGCCAGTGCAGCCAGTAGCTCTGGGGCAGCAGCCAGGACGGCACGACGGCCGGCGTTGCGGCGACACACTCGGCAATCGCGCGCGTGGGCCACGCCCAGTAGCGGCCCATGACCATGCAGCGGCTGTCCGCCGGTAGCGACAACTGCTGGTAGTTGGTCACGAACTGCATCGCCTCGAGGTGGTACGGATCGCCGGTCAACAAGAACGGGATGTAGCTCATCGACGGCAGGTGGCCCTGGTCGGTGCGCAGCGGACTCGGACCTTTGGCGATGTAGGGCGTGCCCTCGCTGGCGCTGTACATGTTGGCTGATGGCCAGTCGTTGATGATGTCGCCGGGCGCTGGCGCCAACGTGTCGGGATCGCGCACGAACACCGCATAGCCGTTGATGGCCTCGGCCTGGTTGCGCCACGCGGTCTCCGGTGCGCCGCGCACGAGATACTGCGCCTGCCATCCCGTGATGATGCCGAGGCCAGGGTAGCCGCCCGTGCTGCCCATGTTCTGCGGCATCCCGCATGTGGCCATGGGCTTGTATTCGTTCACCGTGAGGATCGGGCCGGTGGCCAGGCCGGTGGTGTTCATGTGCGGGATGAGGTTCTGCGCGCTGAGCTGCGCGTAGGTGCGACGCACCGGACGTGGTGCCGACTGCCAGCGCCAGCGGCCGAACCAGTAGTGCCCGCTGGGCGCCTCCACGGTGGCTGTGGTGCCGTCGCGGCGGGTGATGGTGCAGGTGTAGGCCGGCAGGTTCGCGGCCTCTGCTGTGGCTCGTGGCTGCCCGTGCTCGAATACCCATTCCTCACGGTCGCCGCTCCTGTCGGGGCGGTAGAATACCAGCATATGCGGCAGGCCGGGATTGGTACAGACGATATTGTCCTGCACGAACTCGCCATCGGGGTCCGTGTAGCTGTCGAGCGGCTGACCCTCTGACGCGAGGAACGCATACTCGGTGCCGGCAAGGGCGATGACGGCGCGGGCCTCGCCGAGCTCCGGTGGCGGCTCCTCCGGGTCCGGCGGATCTGGCGGCTCCGGCTCCGTCTCGGCTGGCACGAACAGCCGCTGCGTCTCGGCGTCGGTGACGTAGAGAATATGCGGGTATGTCGGTGCTGGCGTGTCAGACATTTAATGCGATCCTGGTGGCGATTGTTATGGACATTCGTCATACGACGCATTACATGCCGCGTATGGCAACGTCACTATTCACCATACGGCTAGCAGAAGAGGACCGCCGCGCATTGGAGCGCGCCGCCCAGGCCGATGACAGAACCGTCTCTGCATTGACGCGCAAGATCATCTCGGAATGGCTGCGAAAGCAGCCGAAGGCGCCGAAACGATGAGCGACATTCCGATGGATGAATTTCGCCGTTTTGTAGAGCAGATCAATGGCAAGCTTGACGACATCCTCGACAAGCTGTCGGCGGTTCGCGCCGATACGGACGGCCTTAAGGGCCACGTCATCTACACCCTTGGCGATCAGCTCACACTCAGCCAGCGCATCACGAAGCTGGAAGAGGAATTGAAACGATAAAGCGCATCAGCGGCGCAGCGCTTTGGATGACACACGCGCCGCATTCACACGAAAGGCTTTTGAGTATGACTAGACTAGCACTCGCCGCAGCACTCCTGCTCGCGGCAACGCCCGCCTTCGCGCAGAACTGGCAACAAAATCAGATCGGCTCTGGCACGTATTACAATGGCAGTGATGGCTCGACCGGTTATGGCTATCAGATCGGGCGTGACCGCTATACCGATTTCACCAGCCCGAACGGGCAGATGACGCGCTGTCACAGCTACACTATCGGCAGCACCGTCTACACCAACTGCAACTGACATGAGCGACGAGAACGCCGCATCGCTACAGACGATGCATCCGCTGTTCCGGGCCATTCTGGAGGCCCACGGCGCACCCAAGCCGGAGCGCGACTACCCGTTCTGCGACACCGCCAAATGTCCGTGGTGGCGCGGCTACTGCTCGCGTGACCCGGCCTGCAACAACTGAAGGAGGCGCCGGCTCCGGCCGGCGTTACCTCCGCTTTAGGATACGCCATGAACGATCAGGACAGGCTGCGGCTGGCTGCGGCGCTGGAGATGCGGTTCTTCTGTGGGCGCATCGTCCATGAGATACCGAAGCAGCAACGGCCATCACCGCGGCAAACCATCACCGAGTGCTGCATCGCCTGCGCCTGGGGCGCGCTACCGTTCGCGGTGATTATGGCCCTGGCCCTGGCCCCATGAACGGATTGGGCCGCGTCGGATAGAGCGCAGGGTCAGGCCGCAGCATCTTGTTCATATCCTGCACCGCTCTCGCCTGCTCACGACGCGTGAACAACCGTTGCACGCCAGCCGCAGTGGTGCCTCCTGCAATGGTCCCGGTTACCGGCCCAGTCACCGCCGTCACTCCGGTTCCCACCACGCTGCCGGCAATCGTGCTGGCCGCGCCTCGCAACGCCCGCCGCATAAACCCAGCCGCATTCTGCGCCGTATCCGAGCCGAACGCCTTGGCCAGGTCCTCGGCGCTGGCCACCTGCATCAGGTTGTCATGCAGACCCTTCAGCCGGTTCCACTGCTCCTCGTTGAGCGACTTATAGGGGCTGAGCGGCGCCTCCGGATCGCGCGCATTGACGGCCTTCCTCATAAAGGCGTGGAACGGCCGGAACTGCATGCGCCCCTGGTCGTCATAGAGGGTCTTCTCAGCCTCCTGCATGATCTCACGAGCTTCGATCTTGCGCTGCGCTTCACTGAAATTCGTGAGCGCCTGCTTAAACCCTGGCGACGCCGGCTCTATCGTTCCGTCGATAACGTCCCTGACCCGGATCAGAGCAGCCTGAACGTCAGGGTCTCCATAGGCCGGATGCTCTGCCTGTCCGCGCTTCGACAGCAGGTAGGTGATGACACGCCGCGCGCCGTGGACTTGTCTGGGGTCAGTCTCAAGTCCTGTGCCGTCACGCTTATTCAGTGCCTTCTCAACCACATCCAATGCAGTCTCGACCGGCGGTAGTTTGCCTGATGGTGCGTTGCGTTCTGCGGTAATGGCTTGAATGGTGGGTTGCGAATCGACACGGCCGCCATGGCTGTGTGCTGCCTCAAGTTCCTTGTCTATCGCCTCATTTGCGGCGCGGATATCATTGCCTTGCGTCACGTCAGATCCGGCTATCTCCTGAAATTCGGCCTTGCGTTTGGTGTTGTGCTCATCGAGCAGTTCACGTTCTGCCTGTGCCGCTTCTGGACTGAGATTGCGCAGGTCTTTGGTCTCTCGCGCACGGGCTACTGTCTGCTCACGCTGGGCCATCGTTGGCGTGATGCCGCGAACAAACTCCTCGGTGATTGGTTCGCCTGGCCTGAAGCTCTTGTATAGCCACTGCTTGTCGGCAACGCTGCCATACTCGGCGGCCTGCTCTGGCGTCAGGCCGGCTTCTGTCGCTGGCGTCACCTGCGCGCCAGCAGGCTGCGGCGCTCCGGCTTCAGGCTCCGGCACGCCACGCTGGACAGCGCCAGAGCCACCCTCGTTGACCTCGCGCTGCCCCGTCGTCTGGTTCATCCGGTATTGCCGCCCCGGCTGTGGCTCTTCGCCAGGCGCCACAGGACGCCACTTCTCCGGCGCACCGCCCGGTGCATCACGAACAGCTTGGGTGACCTGCTCCAGCCGGATGACCGGCGGCGATCCCGGCGTACTCTCGCCGTAATACTCACCGACAAACCGCGGACTGGGTGCTGGCGGCGCCTCAGGTGCCGCATGCATGATTGGCACACGCTGCCCGGTCACGGGCACGCGCATCTCGGTCCCTGGAATGGGCGGCCTGCCAGGCACGCTGGTCATGTGTGGCGACCCCACGAATGCATCGGGGATGGACACGATATCCCGCGCCGCTTGTGGTCCCAGCAGCGGACTGATCATTTCCACGCCAGCCTGTTGCATCCCACGATACGCGCCACTCGCGCCACCGAGCGCGCCGCCCGCGGCGGCAATCAACGGATTGATCAGCGGAGCAGAAATGCCAAGGTTGCGGGTTACTGCGTCCCGCACTGGTCCGGTGTCAGGTGCCCCCTGCCAGCCCTCGGTAAATGCCTGGCCCACGCGCGAGACGACACCCGGCGGCGGTGTGTCGAGCGGATTAATCTCGGGCCGCCCCAACCCTTCCGGATCGACATAGGCTGGTGGTGGCGACGATGCTGGCGCGCTGCGACCTGGCAGTGGCGCTTCGGCGGCTTCGGATGCTGACCGTTGCGGCGCAGCGGGTGCGGCAGCAGGTGCCAGCGTGCTGGTGATCTCAGCCGGCGCCAAGCCCTTCGACTTCAGATGCTGGGCAATCTCCGCATCGGAGTACCCCGCCTGTCTGGCGCCCTCTACATCGAATGCCATGTGCCGCTACTTATCAAAGCTGGTGATGGGAGGGCGTATGGAGGTCGCAGCGGGCGGCGGTTTGTAGGCGGGACCGGCTTGCTTCACGGTTTCCGCTATCTTGGCCTCACGGAATTTGCGCTTCAGTTCTATCGTCGAAGCGTCGTCCCCCGGCATCGGGAAGTAGATCCTCTCGGCCCGCACCCATTCGTCATCATGGACAGCCGCGCCGCTCTCTGGGCGCAATACGCCGTTCAGAAACCTTTCTTTCGCCGCTCTGAATTTCTGCGCTTCAGGCGAATTGATGTTGAACCCAACAAAATCTCCGGCCTTGGTCCGTGCCCGTTGCGCCCAGGTGACCGCTGCATCCTCGGTCTCATTTATCACTGGGTTGGATCGAATGAGACTGTCCGCGAATGCGCCAATCCTGGACTGCTCCGTGTTCATGATTGTCGGCGGCGTGGTCTTCGGCGTCGAATAATCCGGTGCGCCATCTTCGCTGACCTGCCCCTTGCCACCTCGCCAGGTCGGCTTGTCGTACGCCACCATGTTGGGGGTGACGGAACTGCCGTCAGCGTTCACGCGCGGCGCAGCCGCTCTGGCATAGGCGCCTGCGTAGCGGGCAGATCCGTCATCGCCGCCGAGTAGGATATTGGCGTCCTGCGCTTCAATCGCGCTGCCCTGATACGGCAATCCTGCCAGCTTAGCTTTCTGTGCGGCATCGGCCTCTTCTCTGGCTGCCTTCGCATCTGCCCGACGCGCATCCTCACGCGCCAGCCGTATCCGCTCTGCCTCATTGGCCGCCGTCCGTGCGGCAGTGTCTTCCTGTCGCGCCTCGCCCCGCGCTGCCCGCGCTGCTGTCTCCACCGTGTTGTTGTGCGTGAAGTTCTGCTGCGCCTGCTTCTGCTGCAACTCCACCTGATCGGCCGGCGACACTCGGCCAGTGGCAAACAGCGCCGCATTCTGGCGCCTTTGCTGATCGGTCAGCCCATCAGCGCCAAGCTGCAGCAGTCCCGGCACCGCTGCTGCGGGCGCGGCTGGTGCTGGTGCCGGCGTAGCGCCCGGTACAGCCGCTGTGGTGGCCGCTGGCGCCGCGGGGACAGCCGGAGCGCCAGTGCCAGCCACAACGCCGCCAGTGCCGCCTGTGGGCGGCGGGACGGGCACGGTGGAGGCCACGGTATAGCGGCCATCGCCGGCTGGCGTTGTCGTCGTGGTGGCTGCCATAAAGCTCGGGTTGGGCGTGCCGGCATAGCGCTGCTTCATCTGGCCGACCGTCATGTTGGCCAGTTCCGGATTAGCCCGCACCGCCGCCTCGGAGACAAAGTTGCGCACTGGCTCGGTGTCCGCCGCCTGCATGATCTTGGCCGCAGCACCCGATCCCAGGTAGTGCGAGATGCCGAGCGACTGCCCGGATGGTGTGACGCCGGCAGCCTGTAAGTCAGCGGCGTTACGCTGTGCCAGCCAGTTGATCGCGGCGTTGCCCAGCGCGGGATTGCTGCGCGCGGCCAGGATCTGCTGCTGGCTCATGTTCGGGAACATTTCCGGGTTCGCCGCGGCAAAGTTCAGCCAAGTGCTTTCGAGGAACTGCCCGGTGCCATAGGCGGTGCTGCGCGGGTTCCTGCCGGTCCCCTCGTGACCGCCGATTGCCGTTTCATAGCTGTCCGCTGCTGGCGCCGCCGCACCTGGCGCTGCGCCCGTGCCGGTCCCTGTGCTGCCAGTCGGCTGCTGCGACTGCGCAAAGCGCCGGTTCTCGGCAATCGTCATCAGCTCCTTCGACGGCGTGCCCATGCTGGCGAGCTGCGCAATCCGCTCGTGGCCCGGATAGATGCTCGGCGCGTTCTTCGCAAAGCCGCTCTGCTGCAACTGCGACACAATGCCGGGATACGCCGTTGCCCGCTGATCCTCCGGCAGCGTGTTGAGATATGCCGAGGCCCGCGCGATCATCTCCAGGTCGAGCGTGTTGAGGTTGGCCTGCGTCGTCTGCTGATTGAGCAGCGCGTTGACGTGCGTGTCTTCCAGCGCCTGCTGTTCCCGCGCTCCCTGGCCGGACAGCGCCTTGTAAAGAATATTCGGGTCGCCCCAGGAGCTGACTTGTGTGCCGCTCATCGCTTATCTCATCCGTAGGGGCTGGGAATGCCGGTGTAAGACGGCGAGTAAGGGCTGCCGATGGTCGCGTTGTTCGGGAATGTCGATTGCGGCGGCCCCGTGATCCAGTTCCGGAAATCCTTGTTACTCAGCAGGCTGTTGACGGTGTTGCCCAGCCCGGCGGCCGTGTTGCCGTAGATGCTGCTCTGCGCGTTGGCACCCTGGAGCGCCGTGCTCGCCGCCTGTCCCGCCGTGGCAGCACCACCGGCCGCCGCGGTCTCACCCAACTGCGATAGCGCAAACAACCGGTTGTAGTAATTTGTAAACTCAGTCGCAGCCAAGCCGCTGCCGAACGCCTGCTCGGCTTTCATCGTCGCGCCGGATCGCAGCATCGAGTTGGCCGCCGCCCCGGCATCCACCGCGCGCAGGCCCTGGTCGAGCTGGAACTGATAGCCGGGCGACGTCTGGAACTGCGCCATTGCCGCCGCTGCCGCGTCCGGGCCTTGCAGACCAAGCAGCGACTGCGTGGCATCGAGCGCCGGCAGCCCGGCCTCGCGATACGGCAACATATCCGCGCGCTGCTGCTGGAATTGCTGCTGCGCCTGCTTCTGCCCGGCTGCTGCAGTTTGTGACTGCATAACGCCAGCACCGATTGCGCCTGCGGCTCCAATAGCCGCGCCTGCGACTGCGAAGGGCACTGCTCAGTCCTCCAGTTCCAGGCCGGCTTGCTGCGATACCGCAGGCTCCGCGCCCTCGATGTGATCAGCGTTATGGATGCACGCCAGCGCCACGTCCGGCGTCAGCGTCAGGAAGTTGTGCAGCGTGTCAGCGGGTATCCGTATCACTGCGGGAGCGCGATAATCGCCCAGCATCTCCTCGCCGCGCCATGCCCGCACCGCGCCGCGCATCACGAGCGTCAGGTGCGGGTGCTGGTGTGCGTGCTGCGGCAACAGCGTCCCGGCTTCGCGCACGCTCCAGAGCTTGACGAACACCCCGGCATAGAGCGCCAGTTCCACCTGCTCCGGCTGGTGCTCCGCGCGGTTCATTCGACCCGCATGCTCACGATAAGCGTGACACGATCCGTCTCGCCGTCATTGACAGTTGAGTGAGTTTCGAGATTGTCGAACAACCAGGCATCACCGACGTTCATGATCACCCGCTCATCGCCGCAGGTGTTGACGCACAGCGCATTCGTGGCCAACGGGATGTAAGCTTTGGTCTGGAAGAACTCGGAATGCCACCGGCCTTTGTCGTCATGCGGCGCAACCTGCTGACCGGGCGGCACGCGAGTCAGGAGTATCCCACCGAGATGCACTGCCTCGACGCGAGCCATCAGACCGAACACGATGGGCCTGAGATGCGGCAGTGCATGCCAGGCTGGATAAAACACCGGCACATGCGGCTCGGCAAAGCTTTCGCGTGACACCAGTTCCGCCGGGTCACGGAACCGCACCCAGATGTCGTCCGTGCCTACGAACGCGCCCACGCCGCCAGTTCGCGCAGTGTGCTGGTTCCACAACTCCGGCTGGCGATAGAGATCGAGTGCCAACGGCAGCGTCTCGATACCCGCAGCGATCCTGACAAAGTGCCTCATCTAGCGCATCCGCCTCGCTCGCAGCGTCCCGTCAGCCGACACCGCGCCAGACGAGAAGAAGACCGCCGCCGACAGCACGACCGCCGTGCTCGCCGTCACATTCCGCCGCACCGTGCCGGCCTGCAGCCGCCACACGCCGCTGCCACTCGGGATCGTCGCGATGATCTCCGTGCCGAACACGCCGTCGATGCCCGCCGCATAGTGCGATGACGCAGCCCCGCTGATGTTGAACACCACGCCGCCGGTCACGTCCCAGTCGCCCGGCGTTAGTGTCAGCGTGGCCACCGTCGCCACGCCACCGCTCGACAACGCCACGCCGCTGCCGCTCGCCGTCAGCACCTCGCCAACATTGCCAGCGGGCGCATCGGAGCCGTCTGTAATGCCGGCACCTGCGACAATCGTGTTGATGTGGTCGGCGATCTGCTGGTGGTAATCGGTCCAGGCATGCGAGTGCTGCTGGCCGGTCGCGACATCGACAATCGGCGGCTCGAAGAACGGCGGGTCCAGGCGCTTGAGCGGCGGATCAGGCACTGCCGCCCACCACTTCTGCATCGACCGCGAACAGCCGAGTCAGCCCGTGAGACGTAAGTCGAAACGTCCGCTGCCTGAACGAGCCGAGCCTGGTCGTATAGACGCGCCGCCGATATTCACCAGACGCCCCGGACGACATGCTGCGCGTCGGCGTCCAGGTGTGCGCGCCGTCGTCCGACCAGTCGAGCAGCACCGAGCCGGGTGCCGCACCGCCAGTTTCCATCTCAACTTCTAGCCGCGCACAGAACGCCCGATAGGTGCCGGCCCAGAGCGGCGGCAGCGTGGCCTGGCGGATTGTTGTGACGCCGGCATCCGTTGACGCCATGTCGAGCGTGTAGATAGCACCCGTCGTGCGGTCGCCGAGCAGGTGGATGCTGTTGTTATCCACCGCCGCGCTGGCCGCCTGCCACGGCCCGGTACCGTCCGTGCTGGTGCTGCGCTCGTGCCATGTGCCGGTGCCGGCATCGAACACCAGCGTGCGGTTGCCCGCCGTGGTCAGGCAGTAGAACCAGTGGCCGCGATACGGATGCGTCAGCGCATACAGGCCGACCGTGCTGGTGCCGATGATCGACTCGATGGCGTGCGTGCTGACCCGCACCGGATTGTAGCCGTTGCTGCGATACACCAGCCCGTCAGTGCCAAGCCACCACACCGAGTTGTCGGCACGACATACCGACATCGGCGACGACGAGCCAATCGGCACCACGCCGCCCGTCTTGTGGCGGAACGGAAAGAACGACATCGCCCCTTCGCCGGTCAGGCCTGACTTGCCGGCATTGTACCAGATTTGAAACCCGCCCTCGCCGATGGTCCACAGTTCGCCGCGATGATTGATGACGCGCCGCACCACGTTGGGCGTCGCATCGCTATAGGCGAAGTCCAGCGCATCGAAGTCCGCGGGAGCGTTGAGCCGCGAGATGAACCACTGCGCGGTGTTGCCCGGCGCCGAGAAGGCGAAGTAGCCATCGACGTAAGCGACCGAGGTGGCGCCCGGAAAGTCCGGGTCAACGATCTCGGTGAGCGGATCGCCGACATTGTGGCCGCAGGCGTAGGCTTTGGGCGGCACGCAGACGACGGCGTTGATCGGAGACGCTGCAATGGTGATGAACGTATTCCACGAGCCGGTGCCGCTGTCAGCGATGCCGATGTCGCCGAGATCCTCGACGGTGACACCGCCGCCAAGCGGAAAACTCAGCCGATAGAAATGCGAGCCGGACACGATGTAGATACGGCCGGGACCGTCGTCATTCATCGCCCGGATAGGGCCGCTGCCGACCGAGCTAACGCCGCCGGTCCACGAAACCAGCACCGGCGTCGAGACCAGCGCCGCCGCCGTGCGCGCATCCTCCGGCTGCTTCTCTGCCATCAAGTTGAGCAAGCGTTTCGCACTGAGCGGCAGCGAGGGGTGTGCGTAGCTTTCCAGCGGAAACGGTATCCGCCGCATGCCGGGCTTGGCCGGGGCGTCGGACATCAGGGCGCCTCGAGCGCCGCCACGCGGTCGGTGAGCGCGGCAATCAATGCGTTGAGTTCCTTGATCGCGTTGACGCTGATCGCGGTGATGGTTTCGCTGGTCAGGCCGAGCGTCGGGTCGGCAGAGTCCAGCCCGCCGGAGCCGTCCCGCAGCGGAATACCGGCCTGCCACACCGCCTCGGGCACAACCGGCTGCACGTCCTGGGCGATAAAGCCGATCTCCTCAGCGGCTCCGGTCATCGGATTGTCGCGGGTGAAGCTCACCGGCTGCAACTGCAGCACTTCGGCAAGGCCCTTGCTGGATGGCGCGATGTTCTCCTTGCCGCGACGATCCGACGAATTGACATAGGCACCGACGCCGCCCACGGGCGCCTGGGCGTTGTAACAGAAATCGTCCGATGCGCGCATGACCCAGAGCGCGCCGTTGCTGACCGTCCATGAGCACGCAGCGTTTGCGGTGTTGAAGTCGAAATAGAACGCCGGGCTGAACTGGAAGATGCGGCCGTTGCCGCCGGGCGTGAAACCGAACGTGTTGGATGTGCCGTTGATCCAGAATTGCCCGGCCGTCGCTGCGCCCGTGACGCCCAGTGTACCAGTCAGGCCCAAATCACCGCTGGCATCGAGCGACATCGCGGCGCCGGACGGCGTAAACCATTGCCGCGCACCGCCGGAGCTTTCCCATTGATCGTACCAGCCGGGACGGTGCTGCTGGATGTGGTTGCCGGTGCCGCTTTGGATAAAGAACTGCCACTCGTAGCCGTTTGACGAGGCTAGCTGAAATGCATTGGCATAGACATTGGAACCGGTGCCGATGTTGCCGCTCACACTGAGGGTGCCGGAAATCGACCCACCGGAGATCGGCAGCACGGGTGTCCACGTCCCGCCTGCCCTGCCATAGGTCGAGCCAGTCAGTGGCGCCTCAGGCAGCACCGGCGTCCATGTCGCGTTCCACCGGCCATACGCCACGCTGTTCTGTGGCGCCTCGGGCAGCACCAGGGTCCACGCGCCATTCTGCCGACCATAGGGCGAGTTGGTGTAAGGTGCTTCGGGCAGCGTGGTGGTGGCGCAGTAGCTCTTCAGGGCCGGTGCGGTGATGCGCCCGGTGGTTGTGCCGGTATCGCCGACGACGGACATGCTGTCGGCGACAGTGCCCAGATCCACCAGGTCGGCGACGCGTATTTCAGTGCCGCTCATCAGCTTGTCTCCAATCGCTCGTCGGTATCGGATGTCCAGATCGGCCGGTCGTCGTCCGTCAACAGGCCCACGAGATGCACGCCGTCCGGCGGGATGATCGGCGGCTCGACCGGCGGCAATGCGCTCAACGGCAGGCCGGTCACATAGGGCCGCAGCAGATGCATGATACCCTGCGCCAGCACCTCGGTCTTGGCGCCCTCGTCCCACAGCAGCAGGACCGACCAGCCGCAGCGCGGCGGGAAGCCGTAGAAGGTGCCGGTTGGCAAGGCGAAATCCCAACTGCCGGGTGCAGCGCTGGCAACGCCGGGTGACGAGTGCAGTACGGTGCCGTAGCGCGATCCGGGCCGGCGGTAGTCGCACCAGAGGTTCGGCTGGTCGAGGTCCTCCCACAGCACGAGCTGCATCGACGGGCCGCCGGCGGCGGTGCTGAGGATGAGCAGTTGCGCGGATGGGTGATCACGCTCCACGACGGTGACGGTGAGAGCGAGGCTATCGGAGGCTGACAGCACGAGGTCGCGCCGCGGTAGCTGGACCGGCGAGGTCCGCATATACGGCAGGGTGATGCACTGTTGCATGTCAGGGATTGCGCACGCCGTTATCGAGTTGGGTGATCGCGCCCTGGGCCGCGCTCCAGAACGTGTCCCAGTGCTGGCTCAGCACTCCGACAGCATAAGCATAATCGCTGCCCTTGGTGCCGGGAGAAGCCGGATCGGCAGCCACGCCAAACAGCGTGCCGTCCTCGTACTCCGTTCCCGCGATGCCATCGAAGCCGGACGCAGCCTGGGCAACGGCCTCCTGTAGCCGCGCGATGGCTTCAAAGATGGTGTAGAGGTCGGCAATCGTCTGGTTGGTGAGCAGGCCGAAGCTGGCCGAGTTGGAAATTACCGTCGTGGTCATGTGCGTTGCTCCAGCATGTCGAGGATTGCGGCGACGGCTTCCTTAGTGCGGCCCTGCGCGTTGAGCTGCTGTGCCTGCGAGAGCGAAAGCGCCTGCGCGGACTGTGCGATGACACCAGCGCGCGAGGGCGGGGCTGGCGGGTCAGGTACGCCACCGTCCGCGATCCAGGCCAGATACTGCTGCCAGTCCCGGTTGGTTGGATCGTCGGGGATGTGCGCGTTGTCAGCCGTGCGGATCACCGCGTCGGTGTGCGTGAGTTGGTATTCTGCCATCGTCACAAATCCGCGCTGGCTGTGTATGAGCCATTGAACGATGCCGCCCCGGTCGCTGTCGTAACGGCATACAGCAGAAAGGACAGCGCGGTGTTGTTGGTCACACCAATGCCGGACGTGTTGATATAGCTGGGGGTTCCGACAGTGATCGTCGGCGCCGCACGCATTACAGGGTGCGCCATCGTCTGTCCGAGCCATTGGCCCGCCGCGCCATATCCGAACACCGCGTAATTGTCGGAGAAGTAGAATCGCTGGCAGGCGGCGAGCTGTTGCTGCGGCGACAGCGCGACCCACGGCGTCGCCACAGATCCAAGCTCGAATTTCACCCGACTGAGCGTTCCCGCATTGAACTCGATGGTGGTATTCGTGCCGACCGTGACGCTGCCGCTGACCGGCGACGCGGCATACGATCCGGCGCCGATGCGCCCCTGTGCGGTGCCGGTCCATGACAGCGTGTAGGTGCCACCGGCGAGTGCTGCGCCTTCGATTACCTGCTGCAACGTGCCGGCGGTGATAGTGACGCTGTTGGATGGGCCGGATGGTGCGGCGAACGTGTAGGTGCAGCCACCAGCGCCTGCCTTCCACCGGTCGTGACCGTAGGCCCCGGCAGCGAGCGCCGTGCCGCTCACATAGCTCCGTTGGTTGACGGCAAAGCCACTGTTGTCGGCGTAGTTGGCGCCATCCACCACAGCGGCGACCTGCGCCGCCGTCTGATAGCCGCTTGGGTTGGTGGCGGCGTAGCGGCTGGTATCGGTCGGATGCACATGGTCGGCGCGCGCCCAGGTCGTGCCAGTGCCAACCGCTGCCGTGCCGTCCATCACCGGCGTCGTGGAGGACGGCGGTAGCACCGTCGTCACGTCGCCGCTGCTCAGCGTCACCGCGCCGGTGCGGGTGTTGAAGCTCGACACGTTCGGCGATGGCGAGCGCAGGATCTGCCACTGGCTGATGCCCGCCGCCCAGATGATCCGGTCGCCGTTGTTCACCGTCTGCCCGGCAATACCGGGAATGCCGCCCGGCGCCGTCTCAGGCACCACCGGATTGGCCGTCACCGCGACATAGTTGGCATTGGAGACGCTGCCGCCCGCGGTGATGCTCGGCGTGTTCGATGCGACGGACCATGTGCCGAGATAGTTGCCGGCGAGCGAGATGGCATTGTCGATGTAGTGCTTGTTGGCGGCCTGTGCGCTGGCTGTCGGATCGCCGGAAAGCACGAGCGGCCCGGTCATCGTATCGCCGGAGACGTTCACGAAGTCGCCGCCGCTGTTTGGCGTCGCCACCCACTTAGCGCCATCCCAGATATACGAAATGCCGCCGTTGCTGACGGTCTGGCCGATGATGGGTGAATTGGGGTAATCGAAAGGCATCGGCGCGTCCTATCCGATCATCGTGACCATAGGTCCGCCGGCGGCGACCGGCACCGACGCGACGGAGGCCCACTGCTCGATTGCCATCTGCGTCACGGTCATCTGGGTGCCGGAGGTCGCCTGCACCGAGGCCCACATCTCGACAGCCGCCTGCGTCATCCACATGGCGGGCGTGCCGCTGCCCCACTGCTCTGCGGCGATCTGAGTTGTGACGTTATTTGCTGTGTTGCTTGTGCCTGTCGGCAGATCGACAAAACCGGTAGGGCGCGTCCCGGCATAAGCAACCGAACCGAAGTTTGCCGTTCCGCTACTGCCGGAAGCGTTGGTGCCCGTAAACAGCGCATAGACGGCAATGCCCGTGTTTATGCCAGCGCCTGCAATGGATATGCCACCAACGCCCGTAACAGGGTTGTTCGCCGCGTTGTTATTCCAGTTGCCTGCTGCGCCGTTCCTGGCCCAGACGAGACGATTGTCTATGTCTATCGCAAGGCAGATCACTGATCCTGCCGAGATGGTCCCGCCAGTGCTGCCAAGGTTTGAGTTAGCGACAAAGATCAAACCTGCGGTGGTCACGGCTATGGCGTTCGTGGAACTGGCGCTCGTTGATCCAATGGCATTCGCTATTGTCGCGAAACCCGATGCGACACCCGTGATCGTCGCGCCGTAGGTGAACTCCCAATAGTATTTACCTGTCTGCACGCGGTCGAGGCTGCGAACAGATTGCGTGCCACCCGCACCTATGGTTGCAGTCAGGCTGCCGTTCGATAGCGTAATCCCAGCCGTCTGATCAGAGGCATTCCACGTCGTTGCCATCAGACGGTCACCACCGGACCCACGGTGACGTTGTTGACCGCAACGGGCGTCCACGCAGCACCGGTCGCTGGGTCCGTCGCGTCAGTGCGCCACAGCCATTCACTGTCGTAGACAACCGCGCTTGTGTCCGCTATTTCATAGCCATGGTCGCCCGCAGCATTACCGGCTATTGCGCAATCTGCGGAGATGGGTTCCATCCGCCGCCTTACCTGCTCCGTCTGGGGCGCGCACGATATTGTAGCAAGCCATGCTCCTACGCCGGTCGATGGGGAGGAGGAACCCCAGAAGAGAGGTTCTGGAACAACGTCCAAAAGACTAGTAAATGCTGGCACTACCAACGCATCGGGGCTAATGGCTACGGCGTCCTTGAGGTGAACGGCAAGCCCGTTCGCGCACATCGGTTCTCTTGGGAAATGCACTTTGGACCTGTGCCTAAAAGCCTCCTTGTCTGCCATAAGTGCGACAATCGCACCTGTGTGCGTCCCTCCCATCTGTTCGTCGGAACGCCCGCTGACAATTCGGCTGACATGGCGCGGAAAGGACGTGGTGTAGGGCCGGGAATGGCCGTCGCAGGAGAGCGCAACGTCAATGCCGTTCTGACGGTGGCCGATGTGCGGAAAATGCGCAGGCTCTACGACAGCGGCAAGCGCCATAGCGGGGAACTGGCGCGAATGTTCGGTATCAGCCAATCCACCGCGTGCAAGATCATAAAGCGGGATGCATGGCGCCATGTCAGCTAACCATCACGGGGCCAATGGCCACGTTGTTTACCGCCGTGGGTGTCCAAGCAGCCCCTGTAGCTGGATCTAAAGTATCTGTTCTAAAAAGCCACTGCCATGATGTGCTCAGTGCCGTGCTGGTGCTCTGCACTGTCGTGGCACCCGATTTGAGCTGCACCGCGCCGTTGCGCGTGCCCGCGTCGGATTTCTGGACGTAGCCGCGCGTGGTCACCGCCACGACGCTGACGGGTGTCGCAGCGAGTGCGGCGATGGCGTAGAGATCATTGTGGCCGACAACGCTATCGTAGACATAGCTTGTGGCGGCATCCTGCTGCGGCTCGCTGACCGCTGGCCAGTTAACGGTTGGGCTATACTGCAACAGCACTTGTCGCCCGTTCGATGGATTGGTGACAACTGGACTAGCCTGCGGAAACGCAGCGTAAGTTGTGGTGCCGCTCGCCCCTGTCGCCAAGTTGGGCGACATATACGTAATAACGCCCCCAGCAGTATCGGGGATAAAACCAAACCAATAAGGCACCCGGCTCAGAACGAGTGGTGGGCTGAAGGTAAACACCATGCTGCCGCCGTTCATCGCGACAGGCGCAGCGGCGGCTTGTATGATAGCTCCAGGTCCGGTGAGGCTACCATTGTCCGCAAACACACAGCATTTCGTATTACCGCTGCTGGCGGTGGCAACAACCGAAACACTCGACACGGTGCCCGCGTAGGTCGGTGTTATCATCGTATACAGAGCGGTCGTGATGCTGGGCGTGCCAGCTGCGTTCACACCACTGGTCGGATAGGTCTGCGAGACACTGCCGACAGTCGAGAACTGCTTCTGCACATCGCTCGCGGGCATGCGTGTATACGCGCGGATATCGCCCACGAACGGCACGCTGGCGGCGTCGCTGCGCCAGAGCAGGTCATCAAACTGCTGATTGAGCACTGGAGCACTCATCGCCGTCGTCAGCTTGTTCGCGTAGGCGTTCGCGCCCGGGCGGGTATTGAGCGATCCCAGCGTGAAATCGTTGCTCGTGTTGCCGTTCTTCCGCGCGGTGAACGAGCCGGTCGTGTTGTGGATCACCACCTCGAACTCAAATGTGACCCAAGTATTCTGCGCCGTCACTGCGCCGCTATATGTCGCCAGCACGGTGCCGCCCGGCGTAGCCGAGGTGAGCAGGATCACGCCGTCCGAACGGAACACGATGCAGCACTGGTTGGTCGCACCGTCGCTCAACTGGAAATACAGGCCCAACGTCGTGCCGCTGAGCGCAGCGGTCTGACGGAACGCCACAGTAATATGATGCACCGCGTCGTTGACCGCACTGCTTTTGACGAGGTTGGTCGATGAGCCGCTGATCTGCAACGCCTGACTACCGGCAAAGCGCCCAGCTACCAGACTCAGATTGGTTAGCACGCCGCTATCCCAGTATCCTGCTACCGCGTCGGTAGTGGCGGCGTAGAGGTCGAACCCATCACCGAAACAATACGCCACCGCACTAACTCCACGTCACAGCGAGGCTGAGCAGCGCGTCGGTCGGTGAACCGGTTGCCGCAGTGATGACAGCGGTGATCCGCTGGCCTGCCATGAAGGTCCGCGCCGCCGTGGCCGTGGCGGTGGCCGGCGTCGCGGATGACACGGCTACGGCGCCCAACCCGGTTACCGACACCCCATTGATCTGTATATTCGCGGTGAACGATCCATTGCCGGTGAAGTAGGTCAACGCGTCCACCGTCCCGGCATAGGGCGCGTCGTAAGCGAGCCACACGGTATCGTCCGACACCACGGCCGCGTTCTGCCACTGCGCCTGCAGCCGCGCCTTGTTGCGCAGCGCCGCGCCGCCGTTGTTGGTGGCAATCACCCACTGCGTCGAGCTGCCGTCGTTGTAGCCGACATAAAGCTGCGTCCCGGCTGAATCGAACCACAGTGCGCCAGCGGTTGGCGTTGGTGCTGTGTCGCTGGTGGTGATGCTTGCGCCGTCCGCTCCGGCGGGGCCTGGTGGGCCGGGGACGCCGGCCGGCCCTTGTGGCCCTGGCACGGTGCTGTCGGCGCCAGGCGGCCCCGGAGGGCCGGGAATCGTGCTGTCCGCGCCGTCCTCGCCGTCCGCGCCTGGTGGTCCTGCCGGGCCTGGTACCGTGCTGGCTGGTCCGACCGGACCCTGTGGCCCAGGAGGCCCTGGTGGTCCGCGCCAGTTCTCGCCGGTCGGATCCGGTGGGATTGTCGGCGGCGGCAGCGTACCGCCAAAGTCCAGCCCGTCGTCCGGACAGGCCGCCGCGGTGCTGCCAAATGCCAGCCCGTCCGCCATCTAGAAGTAATCCACCCGCACGGGCCGGCCTGACGGCTCCAGCGCCACGATCTGCGCCAGCGCCCGGTTGGCCAGCATTTCCTCCGCGGGATTGATCTGCTTGTCGAACAGCGGTGCCAAACGGTTCGCGGCGAGCTGCTCGTACGGCATCTCAGCCGGTCCCGGTATGTCCTGCGAGGTCCACCGCGCGACACCACGCGCGACCAAATTGTCATGCACTGCCATCACGGCGTTCTGCGCGCTTTCCGGCGCCGCCAGCACCTGCGCCATGCGTCGCACCCGCGCCTCCATCACAGGCACCATCTGCGGATCCACCTGCTTGCCGAAGCTCGACGCCAGCGACATCGCCACGAGCCGTGTGTATTCCTCAGCCACTGCCATCGGTATGCCGGTATTCGGCCACGACACAGACGCCTGCGATGCCAAGCTCGCCTGCACCTCGGTGACCTTGGCGAGTGCGAGGTTCTTTGCCCGGATCACACGCGCCACAGTAGCGATGCGGCCCTCGAGCAGCGCGATGACGGCGGGATCGGCCGGCTTGCCGAATGCCGATGCGAGGTGAAACGCCGTCAGCCCGGCATATTCCTCTGACACCGCGTCGGTTATTCCCGCCGATGTCCAATCGCAGATGCCTTGTGCCACAAGCGACGAATGGACGGCCTGCACGGTGGTCTGTGCGAGCGTCTGATCGGCGGCAATAGGTGTCTCGTCGGCGGCGATCACGCCAAGTTTCTGCAGCGCCGTTGTGGCGATGGTTGCAACGGAAACCACCGTCGCCTGGCTCAGCGGAATTTCATCCGTTGCGATGATGCCAAGCTCCACCAGCGCGTTGTTAGCGATGTCGCTGGGCGAGACGCTGGTATTGAGCAACGGCCGGTCGGCAACCGGCACGACGGATACGCCTAGCCGGCGAAGGGCGCGCTCGGCGATCTCCGAGACTGTCACCACGACGCCTGCCCTCGCCGGCGCATGTAGATGGTCTGTAGCCAGCGGTCGATGTCGGGCGTGTATTGGCCTTGGTTCTTCAGCATCTGGATCTGGCCGTAATACTCGTGCGGCAGGCTCAGCCGGTGCTCGATATCAAGTTGCGTGTTCGGGATGGCGCCTGTGTAGGTTTCAGGCGGCGCCTGTTTCGGCAGTTCGTAGGCTTGAGCGCCATACCATCGAGTATCAATTGGACTACGCCCCACCGGACTGAGCACGGCCGCACGAGGGTCGTCCGCTGGCGGCGCCCAGGACGCGGCCAGCAACGGATTGATCCGCGTCCCAGACATGATGCCTCCTGCTGCTACGCCGCGCCGCCGCGGACGGTTGGCGGTGGTTCGGTCGGCGGCGGGATATCGCCGGCATCAAGACCGGCCGCCAGGCTCGACATGCGCGTTGCCTTGCCGTTCGGCGGCACCATGAACTGCGGATCCGCTGCTGCCCTGGCGTCGGCCTCCTCGCGCTTGCGACGTGCTGCCAGTGCCTCCGGCGTCGGTGGTGGCCCGCTGGGTGCGAGCGGGTCGAGGCCCAAAGCGACCAGGTGCGCGTCCCTGGCCATGGTGTTCTCCTCGACTGTGCCGCCAGCGCCGCCGCGCGCGCCCTTAGAGCCATCCTCGTTGTAATCGAGGATGATCTGCGCACCGATGGACGCCGCCGCCTGTGCCTCCCTTGTTTCGGCTGCTGCCTTGTCCGCTGCGGCTTTGTCCACGGGTGCGGCTCGCGTCTTCTGCGCCTCCCGCCGTTCCCGCGCGGCCTGTTCCTCGCGGCGCGGCGTGTGGTCCTGCTCCGCCGAGCGTGCCGCTTCCTCGCGGCGCTGCCGGTCGCCGTTCGGCTCGTGTGGTTGCTGTGCCATGTGTGTCTCCTATGCGTCGGGCTCTGCGGCCGACCAGATCGTAACGATCCCGTGGTCAACGGGTTTGGTCTGGTCCACGGTCGGGTCCACACCGAACCGCATCTTGGCCACGCCCCTGATCTCCATGATCCCGGCGCCATGCATGAAGTCATAGTCGCGGGTGTTGGTGACGGCGGTGGTGCGCTGTGCCCAGGCGATGCCGATGGCCTGTGCGCCGCAGAGGTAGGAAGCGCCGGCATCGACGGTGGCACCGGCGCCAACGTCTGGAATGGTCGGCAACTCCGGGATCTCGCGGATGATCAGGCCGTCGTACAGGATGTCACCCGCGGTAAAGAGAGGGTTGGTGCGCCCTCTGTCCCACGCATACTGCAGTGAGTTGATGATGGTGGGGTCCAGCATCAAGTCGCGGAACACCATCGACGGCACGAACACCACGAACCATTCCTCGTCGCCGTTGACCTTGATCGGCCGGATCTTCGGTGACGCGGTGCGGGCAATGCGCTTGGCCAGCGTGAGCTGCGCCGCCGTCATCTTGTCCGCCGTGTTGTCGATGTTGGTCAGTGACGTGGCATAGACGCCGGTGTTGTTCGACTTGGTTGCGCCGAACAGCACACGGTCTGAGTTGTTAACCAGCCAGGTGTTGCGCTGTGCGGCAGAGGCCGCGCCGTAGCTGATCTGCACGTCGCCGTCCGCGGTGACCGCTCCCAGGCTGAGGATGATGTCGGCCCTCAGCTTGTTCATGATCCAGTTTTTCAGTGCCGGACGTGCGGCATTGAGCAGATCAATGACGCTCTTCTGTTTGTCCCAATCCGATACAGCGACGGCGTGACGGATGACACCAACCGCTACCTTCAGCGAACGGGCGTTGAGAAGTTCCTCATTGCCCTCTAGGACAGTATTCCCAGTGACTCCCGCTCCCACCAGGTTGCGGATGGCGGCGAAGACGACGGAATCACCAGATTTGCGCGTGAGGTCGGTCTGGAGCTGGATCATGTCGTCCATCTCCGAACCCATGTACGGCGCAAATTGTGAGTCCCTTAAGTACTCCTGATAAAAGTCAGATTGCCACTGTATTGGAGTTAATCCCGGCCTTGCGGCCGTGATGTTCATGTCTGCCACGGAACGTATTCCTTAGCTTGGGTTTGCGCGGGAAACGCCCATGTCCTTGGCGGCAGGTGCGATGGATGACGGGCCACATCGCAGGGCCGAAGCGCCCGATTAAGTCCCCGCGGCGGCCGGGGCACATTCCTGGTGGATCGCCCGAATAACCCCGGCGGCGGGTGCGGAATGTGTGGTATTGAAGGCGGGGATGGATGCTGTTCGAGCAGCACCCAACCCCTGACCAGTCACTGCTTTAAGGGAGCAGAATCGTGGCTAAGCCATTCATTGACGTCGGACTGACTGCGGAGCAACTCCGCGCCGTTCTTCATTACGACCCTGATACCGGCCTCTTTCGGTGGAAAGAGGGCACTGGCCACTGGCGCGCTGGACTACCGGCCGGGACGAGGGGACGCACCCGAGAAAACGGGATCGATTACATCTTCGTCGGTCTTGGCACGACAACGCGCGGCAAACAGAAGCGCACTTACATCGTCCTCGGCGTCAAGAAGCGCGTCTATCGCGCCCATCGTTTGGCGTGGCTGTATGTGTATGGGAAATAGCCAGACCGGCAGATTGACCACATCAATGGCAACTCTACCGACAACCGAATTGTGAATCTCCGCTTAGCCACAAACTCGCAAAACTCCATGAACCGCGGCCTACGCCAAGATAACAAATCCGGCGTTAAGGGTGTGTCATGGTCAAAGAAAGCTGGTCGATGGCTTGCGCATGTCACGGTTAACAAGAAGGCCCTGCATCTTGGGCTTTTTGAAACCATCGAAGAAGCCAAGGCCGCCCGTGAAGCCGCAGCGGACAAGCTCCACGGCAAGTTTGTCCGTCATCGCTGACGCATCGACATGCGGTGAGCCCGGATGTCGGCAGCGATCTGCTGGTCGGACGGCGGGCCGGTCCATGCCTGTGCGGCGCGTCCGGCGACGCTGCGCACGCCGGCCAATGACGGCGGCATGTTCGGCGGCGGCATGTTGGTCGGTGTGGCGACAGCAGGCGGCATCTGCGCGGCCCGCTCCGCTTCCCACTCGGCACGGAGCTTGGCCTTGTATTGCTCCGGGTCTTCGATCTCGCGCAGCAGCTTCTGGCGTTCGACCTCGCGCCGCACCCACTCGAACGGATGGCGCTGCTGCTGCATCTTGTTCCAGAGCATCGGATCCTGTTGCGCCAGCCCGATGAACTCCTGCACCGCTTTGTCCACCACCTCGTCGCCGTGCAGTTGCCGCGCCAGAAGCTCGCTGGTGTTGTAAACCGCATTCTGCGCCTGCTGTGCCGCATAGAGCGCCGGTTCGCGCTGCGGATCAGCGAACTGAAACTGCGGCTCCGCCTGCTGTGGCCGTGCCGACGCCTCCCGCTCCTTCTGCAACTGCTCAAGCTGCTGGCGTCGCTGCTCGGCCAGCGTCTCGGCGCGGGCCGCCCGGTCCTTCCAGTCCTGTCGCTTGCTGCGCTCGTCGAGCAGCGCCTGGCGCGGCACCGATGGTCCGCCAGGCACGTCCGCATCGTCATCCGGTGCGTCCGGCGCCTCAGAGGGCGCTGGGGCCGGCTTAGGCTCGGGTGCCGGTTCAGATGCCGGCGGTGCGGCGGGCGGCTCTGGCGCCTGTGTGGGCGCGGGTGGCGCCTCCGGCTCATTCGCAGCCAGGAACGCCTCAAGCTTTGGATTAGCCACGGCTAGCCAGTCTCCCTGTTATTGCTGTGGACGCGGTGGCGGCGGGTTAAGCGTGGCCTGCGCCTGCGCCAGCTTCTGCACGACGGACGCCCGGTCACTCGCCGCCTTGGCCTGCTTGGCCTCGAGATCGGCGCGCTTGGTGTGCAGGTCGGCGAACTGGTGCGCGAGATCCATCGGCGTCAGCGGCGGCACACCGCCTGCCGTACCGGGCGCGGACGGCGCATCCGGCGCCACCCACGGCTGTCCCGCTGGCGGTGCCGAAAAGTCGGAATGCATCGAATGCAGGTTCTTGACCGAGTTGACGCCGCGCTCCTTGGCCAGTGCGAAGTCCGCTGCGGCCTTGGCCTCCTTGCCCGACACCTCTGCGACCGCGTTGCGCTCGATCAGCGGCTGCATGCGCTGCTGTTTCTGCGCCTGCGCCTCGGCGTGCTGCTTCATCATCGCGAGCAACTGATCTTTATCGCGCAGACTGCTCGCGGCGATCAGCACCTCTGGCGGGATCAGCCCCGGCTGCATGCCGGCGAGCTGCACCAGTGTCTGGAAGTTCTCCTGAGCCATCGCGGGCACGTCGATGCCCTCGCTTATCGTGATATCCACATCGAGGTCGGTGATGTCGTTCTCGATATCGACGACCTGTTGCAACTGCATCGCCATCTGCGGATTGCCTGCCGCCTGCTGCAGTTGCTGCAGCGCCATCTGCTGCTGCTGCTCCGGCATCTGCGCAATCTGCTTCGCCATCTGCTCGCCGAGCGTCACCGGGTGGTTCAACCCGACCCAGCGCAGTTCGCCCAGGTCGTCGGTCACGCGCAGCCAGCGCTCACCGGTCCAGTATTCGCGCGCTGCCATCCACGCCATCTCGTAAACGCGCCGGCTCCACCAGCGCAGGCTGTCGGCCAGCGGCTCGTTCTGCGTCGCCCCGCCCGCCTGCTGTGCCAGGATCGCGCGCCCGGACAGCTCGCGGCTGTCAGTGCCGGACATCGCCGCATTCGGCCCGGACAACTGCATCTCGGCCGTCGCGTGCTGCAATAGTTGGAACTGTCCGGCTGCCAGTTCGCCACCGGGCAACACCTCGAACCGCATGCCGGCGTTGACCTCGAGATAACCGTCAGGCCGCGCCAATTCCTGCCGCGCCGCGTCCACGTCCTTCACCGCGCCCTTCTCGGCAATCGTCTGATGCACGGAGAGCAGGTGCAGCGCCTTGCTGCGCCGCTTGTTGATCTCGTCCTGCAGCGACAACAAGTTCTTGACCATGCCATAGCGGCGATTCTCGCGGTCGATGTAGGCCGACTGAAGCAGCAACGAGCATGCCGACTTGCCGCGGCGGTCCTTGAACGGCGAGGCCACCGGGTCGGTCAGCATGCCGCTCTTGCTGTATGTCGCCTGCCACCACGTCCCGTTGCTCACCCAGTGGCACTGCACAACGCGCACGCGGGTGCGCCGGTTGTCCGACCACACCGCGTTCTCCGGTCGGTCGTTGTAGCTACCGAATGAGACACCACTGCCGGTGCCGAACGACGCCTCGATCACGTCGTCAGCATCTGGATACATCTCGGTGACCTGCTCGCGGTCCATCCAGACCACGACGCCGACATAGCGTGCATCGGAGAAGTCAGGACGGCGCGAGTGCGGATCGTAGAACAGCCGGTCCCACGGCACATGCTCGATGCGGATATCGGCGCCGCCGCGGCCGTCGTCCTCCAGCCGCAGTTCCACGCCGGAGTAGCCCTCCACCAGCATCTCCTCGAACACGACGCTGCGGCTGATGGAATAGTCGTTGTTGTCGGCGATGAACCTCAGTGCCTGTGTGGCGGCGTCGGCGCGGTCTTCCTCCTGCGGTGTGCGCGGAAATGCCTTGGGATCCGTGCGCGCCTTGCGCTCCAGGCCGCACAGCAGCGAGACCTTGCTGTGGATCTTGTTGATGGTAATTTCCGGCTGGCCGCGCTTGGCGAGCGCATCCTGCTCGGCCTTGGTCCATTGGAAACCGTCATAATAGCTTCTTGCCTTGTTGGCGTCCTCGCGTTCTTCGCGTGAGGCATACTCGGCATCCTCGAACCACTGCACGAGGCGCGTGTGCAGTTCGTCGATATCTCCGGGATACACGTCAACGAGCGCTGCCGGGTCATTGCTGCCCGGCCCGATGTCGCCTGCGAGGCGGTTGGCCCCGTAGCGCTCCTGCGGTGCTGCGAGTGTTACGCTCATCGGATCAATCGCTGTGGGTTCCTGTCACCGAACCGGCGAACCGGAGCGCTCGGTGACCACACGCTTGGTTACAGCCTCGGGAGAGGCCCCCGGCCCGGCAGGTCTATCATGCCACGCGCCAGGCTGCGGCGCGCTCCCGCTGCGACTGCGCACGCCACGCTCGTTCCCAGCTATCAGCGGTATCCTGCACAACGCGCGGCGGCTGCATCTCACGCACGCCAAGCGCCATGTATCTACAACTGTCTGCACCATGCGATGCGTGGTCATGCACGGGCGACGACCGCCACGTCTGCCCGGCCTCGTTCCATTCGCGCCGATAGTGCCGCAACGCATTGATACCGCGCGCGCACTTCTCCGCATCGAACCACGCCTTGGGCAGCACCATCCTGACGGCGTTTATCCCATCGGCCACCGAGTGCTGTCGGACGATGCGCCACGGCTGCAGCCCGAGGCTCGTCAGCACCTCCGTCCGTGACATGCCGCTGCCCAACTCCTTCACTGCGGCGTCGTGCGGCAGTAGGTGCATCGCGTAATTGCGGTAGGGCTTGGCGCGTATCTGGTCGGTGTAATGCGTCAATCCAGCGCCCGAGTCCTCGATGTAGTCGATGAAGCGCCACTGGCCGGTCCACGTCACCTGCGCGAACCAGATGGCGGTCGAGTCCGAAATACCTAAATCCCAAGCGGTCCACACCGGCAGCTCTGGATCGTAGGGCACCGAGGTGATGCGGCCTTCCGCTTCGGCTGCCTGCATCAGCTTGCCGTAGTAGCTGCCCGAGTTGGGAGACTCGAAGCTACAGCACAGTTCCTGCTGGAACTCCTCCTCGCTGAGCTCGCGCCTGAGCGTCTCGATGGCGCTCGCGGACAGCGCGCCGGTCTTGGTGTAGTCGAGCAGATACGAGCTGTAGCCAGGCGTGGTGCGTGCCCGGTCGTATGCCTCCTGCAGCAAGCCGCGGCCCTTCGGTGTGCCAGACCGGATCAGCACGCCCTCGGTGTTGGACAGCATCGGCTCGATGACGAGCATCAAGCCAGGCGAGGTGTCGTCATACTCATCCACGATGATCTCGATGGCGCCGCCACCGCGCCACACGTCCGGGTTATCGCAGCCGCCGCATTGATAGACGCATCCACTCGGCAGCCGGATCGCCATCTCGGAGCGCCGGACCTGGGCGTCCGGGATGGACTCTGCGGCCTTGACCAACTGGTCCCAGAGGCCGGTGCGCTGCCACTGCACGCCGTAGGGCAGCAGATGCACCACACGGGCGCCTGGCCGCTTGTCGAGGATGCCCTTGCGCAGCCCGCGCCACATCAGGGCGGTGCTCTTGCCGGCACGGCGATGCACCACGGCCACGATGCGCTGGGCGGGATCATCAATTAAAGGAATTTGCCACTCGCGCGGGCTGAACGGGACTTCGAGCTTCATGGGTGGGTGTGTGAGGTTAACCGGCTATGCGGAATGAATGGGGCGTGAGCTTCAACGTCACGGACGAGCAGATCGCGTCGGACCTGGAGCGATGGGCCTGGGGCGATGACCCTCGCCCGGTGGCCGTGGCGAAGGTGGTGCTGCGGATGGTGGCCGAGCAGACGATGGCCAACATCGAGACTGACGGCACGATCATCATGGGGTTGTTCGAGCACGAGATGCCGCTGACTGTGCCGCTGGCCGAGTTGGTGGAACAGTGGATGACGGACCGGGAGGGCTACGACACCCGCAAGATCGAGGGTGAGGATGCCCTGGACGCAGCGGAGTTGGCGGCGCTGCTAGAGCGGTTGGCGGCGAGGCTGCGTGGCCGGATCGCCGATTAAGGCACTCGTGTTTCACCCAGTGCCATCTCGGCCGCGTCCCACGCCGGGCCGTTGAACAGCGATAGCGCGACACCCTCTGGATCACAGACATCGACCAGAGCGTGCGGGTCATGGTTCACCGCCGCGCGCCATAGCAATAGCGTCTTCAGGGCCGTCTCCAGACGTTGCTCGCGGGTTTCGGTGATTGTGGCGACCAATCAAGGCACTCCTGCGTCAGGCGTGGTAAGCAACTAGGTGCGGACGGCTGCACCCGGTTTCTGGCGGCCAGCCAGCCATGAGTGAGCGGGAGGGCGTTTCCCGGTGCGCGAGTAGAGGGCCGGCGGAGCCGCCAATACCTCGCCGGTAGCGCTCAACCCTCGATGACGCCCTGCATCCGCATTGTGCGCCGCTCGCTCATGGACGGCCGTTTACCGGCGCTTTCAGTTGCTTTGGCTGGATCAAACGGTCGTTTGATCGCCACTTCCTACGTCTGAAAACGCCGCGCCAGGCCAATCCCGAGGATCCCGAGCCCCAGCAGCGCCAGCGAAGCCGGCTCCGGCACCGTCACGCTGAGCAGCTCCGTCTGCCCGCGGTTGAGCAGCACGGCACCCGCCGACAGCGTGCCGGTGCTGAACAGCGTCATGCTGAACGGCGCGGTGGCGACGAACGCCCCGCTGTTGTTCTGGCTGAAGCTGTCGGCCACCTGCGTCACGTTCTGCGAGAAAGTGTCCACGACCACACCCGGATGGTCGGTGGGCGTGTCGGCGCCCTGCTGGTTCGTGACGTCATTGTAGAAACTGGCAGTGATGCTGCTGCCTGCCGCAGACTGCCACACACCGGATAGCGCCGTGGAGAAAGTGCTGACAGGCGCAGTAAAACCGGTGTCTGATATCGCGATGTCATAACTCACCGCGCCAGCGTTGTTGTTGGTCACCGACAGCGACGAGGTGTTGAGGATGTCGGTGAGCGCCGGGCCGGACGATGCACCCGTGCTGGCCTGCACACTGCCATTAACGGCGACACCGCCAATGACCAGGTTGGCGAGCTGCATGGTGCCGGTGGCCGGATTGCTGTCGCATGTGATGTTGTTATCGACGCAGAAGAACGAGCCGCCGCCGAACTGTGCGGCGATTTGCAGCGTGGCATAGGCAGGCGTGGCGAGGGCGGCCAGCGCCGCTGCCATGGGCAGGAGATGTCGCACGTGAAGCCTCCGTGTTGTTGGTTGATTTAGTCCGCCGCGACGCTGAACAGGTCGGCGATCTCCGTCTCCACCGGATGCACCGGCACGGGCGCATGGACGAACAGATCGCGCTGCCGCTGCGCCTGCTCGATCCGGCGACACGCTATGTCGAAGTAGCGCGGCTCCTGCTCCACACCCACGAACGAACGCCCGAGCCGCACGGCAGCCTCTCCGGTCGTCCCGCTGCCCATGAACAGGTCAGCCACAACGTCATCGGGCCGCGTGCAAACTGTCAGCAACTCTTCCATGAGCGCCGGCGGTTTCTGTACGGGATGATCCCGGTCGCCAGAAAATGTCGGAGGATGACGCAGAATGTCGCTGTGCAGCTTACCGTCAGAGGCTGCATAGGCTCCTGCATTCGATGCCCACAGGATCATCTCATATTGGTGCCTGAATATCTTACCCAGCCCGACGCGGGTCTTGTCCCACACCAGCGCGCTCGTAAAGTCCCACAGTCGGTAGGCGCCGGGATAAAACACCGGATAGCTTTCGTCATGGCAGAAGACGAACAGATGGCCCTCCTCCGCCAGAGCGCGCTTGGCCATTGCCGCAAACTGGAAGAAGTATTCCCCAAGCACCGACAGGTCTGACCACGAGCGCCCCCAACTGATGCGGGATTGATAGTGCACCGCTGGGGTAAAGAATGGTGGATCGCAGACTATTGCTGCGAGTTCCGAAAGCGTCGGCAGCACCTCGCGACAGTCGGCCAGATACAGCGTCGCGTCGCCTATGTGCTCGATGCGCGTCACGATGCCGCCTGCGTGGCTGCGGTGTAGCGGTCCTGCGCGACGGCTTCGTCGTCGCCCTCGAGCAGCGTCAGATGCGCCCACTGGCCTGGCGCGAGAGCACGCACGATCACACCAAGGCCCATGAACACCACGACACCACCGCTGAACGCGACACTCTCGGCCTCGACGATCTCGAGCGGGGGCGCAGCGCCTGGGTGCGTTGGCAGCATCTCGACACGCCAGCGCGGCATCAGATGCGCCCAAGCACGATGAGGATAATGAGGATGACGAGCACGATGCCGATGATGCCGAGCCCGCCGCCGTAATACGGCCCGCCGTAGTAGCCGCCGCGGTAGCCGTAGAAGCCGCCGAAGAGCAGCACGATGAGCAGGACCAACACGATGAGCATAACCGGCGACATCAGCGCACTCTCAGGCCGCCGCCAC